CTAGGCCTGCACGTCGATCCGCGCCGACGGACCCGGGCCGAAGCTCTGCGACAGCTGTGCCACCTCGACCTCGAACGGTGCGATCACTCCGTCGGCGGCCTGCGCTGCCGCGTCGTAGGTCCAGTGCGCCGCGCTGACCGTCAACTCCCGCTTCACGGCGGACCCCTGGCGCACGCGGACGCGGTAGAGCTCCGCTTCCTCGCCCAAGGGCACGTCCACGCCCTGCCAGCTGTCCCCGTCCACCCGCGTCCGGCGCACCCAGCTGATCGCCACGTCGCCGCCCGCCCGCGTGGCCCGCAGGTGCACCGGCGCGTAGGGCCGCAGCCCCACCCCTTGCGTCGTCACCACCGCGTGGTCGTAGGTCGCGTCGTCGATCGGTTCCGAGGCCGGGCCGTAGCGGTAGTGGCGTTCGAGCCCGCGCGCCGACAGCGGCAGGTCGAGCGGCGTGACCGCACCGTCGAGGACGACCACGGTCGCCCCCACCGGCCATTCGTCCGGCATGACCCATTCGCTTCCCGCCTGCCCCCGCAGGCGGCCCGAGAGCGCGTAGACGCCCGCCTCGACAAGCTCGGCCTGGGCAAACTGGAACACCTCCCACCCGTCGGGCGTGCCGAAGCCGATGACGGCCACGTTCTCCCCGTCGAGGAGGCCATCGACCCCGGCCGAGGAGAGGGCGGCCCCCAGCATCCGCACGCGCAGCGCAGGACCCCGGTCGACCAGCCCGGGGCGCGCGCGGGGCAGCACGCTTTCCGTGATCCCGACCCGCGCGCGCGCCGTCACCACCCGGTTCAGGCCGTAGCCGTTGTCGGTGGTCGAGGAGAACACCGCCACGGGCCCCGGCCAGGGGTCGGCGGTGACGGCCACGCGCGGCAGATGCGCGGGCACGTCGCCGGTGAGCGCCGGGAGATCGAGGAAGATCGGATGGACCGGCACCGCAGGGGTGAAGGGGGCGAGCGCGGGGGCATGCTGGGGCGTCTCGGCCGGGGCCAGCACCCCCGGCTCCACGCGCACGGCCTCGACCATCTGCACCCCGGCCTGCTCCACGTGGTCGATCCGGTAGTGACCGCCCCCCGCCTCGGACGCGATTTCGACGACGTCGCCCGCCTGCCGTCCCAGCGCGGAGGGCGGCAGCGCGAAACGCGCCCGGTCGCGCGCGACCCGCGCCTCGGCGAGCCAGCGCTCGGCGGTCGCCTGCGCCTCGGCCCCGGTGAGGACCAGTGGCAGGTCCGAGGTCGAAACCGCCCGCGTTTCCTCGTCCGCGAAGACCGCTTCGGTCGCACGGATGTCATAGGCCGCATCCGCCTCCGCGTGGTTGATGCGCACCCGCCCGATCATCTCGGCCTCCGGCGCGCGGGTGAGCTCGAGGTCCCCGTCGATCTCGCCGGTCGCGGCGAGTGTCGCGGGATCGAGCGTGCCGTCCGGCGCGCCCGAGCGGGTGAAGAATTCAAGCCGCCCGCCCCGCTCGGCCGCCTCGAACCCGTAGGCCAGCATCAGGGGCTGCAGGGCCGCGCGCGCGTCGGTCACCTGGTCCACGTGGTAGCCGCGCAGCAGACCGTGCAGGCGCGTCGTATCGACCCGGGTGACGCCCGAACGGCGGCAGATTTCGGTCACCACCGCGGCGAGCGACACGTTCGTCGCGCGGCCGTTCAGCCAGTGACCCCGCGCGTAATTCTCCCAGTCGCTCCACGTGTCCCGCAGGCCGGGAAACCACGGGAAGGGCCGCGCGTCCCAGGCCCAGGCGTGGGCGCGGGACATGTCGACCATCGTGACCCCGGTGATCGGATGGGTCGGGTTGTGCGCGGGATCATCCCAATACTCGCGCATCGCGCGCAGGTACTGCATCTGCATGTAATCGTCGCGCCGCCCGTTCGAATGGCGCGGCAGCGCGCTCTCCGCGCTCTTGGGGTCGAGGAAGGCGTTGGGCTGGTTCGCCCCCTTGTCGATCGCCGCGCAGCCGTATTCCGTGAACCAGACCGGCTTCGATCCCGCCTGCCAGGCGGTAGGCGCCGCCTGCCGCACGCCGCCGATCCGCTCGTGGTGCTCATGCTCCCACCAGGACCGGATGTCCTTGTAGCGAAACACCCACGGCTCCCCGTGCGCGCCGTCGGTGATCGGCGTGCGCAACTGGACCGCCCGCGCCTCGGGGGCGTGGTAGTACCAGTCATAGCCCTCGCCCCCGGCCACGTTCGCCTTGAGGTAGTCGAGGTCGTGGATCGCCCCCCAGTGCGCATCCGCGTGATCGGGGCCTTCGCGCCAGTCGGCGAGCGGCATGTAGTTGTCGATCCCGATGAAGTCGATCTCGTCATCCGCCCAGAGCGGGTCGAGGTGGAAGTACACGTCGCCCGATCCGTCCTGCGGGTGGTACCCGAAATATTCGCTCCAGTCGGCGGCGTAGGAGATCTTCACGTCGGGGCCGAGGACCTGGCGCACGTCGGCGGCAAGGCTGCGCAGCGCCGCGACCGCCGGGAACGTGCCGCCCGCGCCCCGGATCTGGGTCAAGCCGCGCATCTCTGAGCCGATCAGGAACGCATCCACCCCACCGGCAGCCGCGCAAAGGGCGGCGTAGTGGAGGATGAAGCGCCGGTAGGACCATTCGTCAGGGCCGGAATAGCTCACCGTCGCGCCGTCCACCGTGAATTGCTGCGGGCCGACGGTGCCGAAGAACGCGTCGACCTCGGCATCGGCCGCCGCGCTGCCGTCCGGCGAGCCGTCCGTGCCCGGCGCTGCCGACAGGGTGATACGCCCGCGCCAGGGCAGCGCCGGCTGGTCCGCCGCCCCGCTCCACGGGTCCGGCAGGCCATTGCCCGCAAGCTGCTCCATCAGGATGAAGGGATAGAAGGTGACGGCCCGGCCCGCCTGCCGGAGCCGGTCGATCGCCTGCATGACGGATTGGTCCGTGGGCGTGCCGCCATAGACCGGCGCGCCGTCCTGCTTCGGCACCTCGCCGGCCTGCGTGCGGGCGAGCCCGGACACGGACCACGGCATCGCGGCACTGTCGCGCGCGCTCTGCTCCACCCTTGGGTGCAACCCGCAGGCGCCCGCCCGCAGGTCGGTCCCGAACCACGAGACGACCAGCGACACAGCCTCGCAGTTCGGCAGTTCGCCCTCGAGCATCGACACGGACGCCTCGAAATCCGAGGTCCCCAGTGGCGTGTGCTGGTTGACCGGCGTTGCCTCGCCCGGCCGCCCCGAGAAGCGGACGATATCGGTGGCCAGCGCGTATTCTCCACAGCCCGGGATAAGCGCCACCGCGCGGGTGCCGCGCGCGATCCCGGGCGCCTGGTCGGGCTGCTCCGGGCGCATGACCTCGAAGTTCAGGACCGGGATACGGTTGCCGTAGGCGGTGAGGTCGAGGTTCTCGATGACCACGTAAGCGGTGCCGCGAAACGCGGGCGTGTTCTCGGGGCCCAGCGCGGCCTCGAGCGCCGGGTCGGGCGCCTGGCTTTCGCTCCCCGGGTAGATGCGCATCGACAGATGGCCGGGCTTCACTTCGGCCCCGTCCGCCCAGACCCGGCCGACCCGCGTGATCTCCCCCTCGCAGAGCGCGATCGCGAGGGTCACGGAATAGGAATACTCGGTCACAGTCGGGCCGGAGGCGGCGAAGCCCTTGCCCGAGCCGCCGCTTTCGGCCGCGCTCACGTGCCGGTTTTCGCGGATGCGGTCGGCCCAGATCACCTGGCCGCCGACGCGAAACCGCCCGTGGACCCGGCCGATCGGCGCGCCCTCGGACACGCCGGTGAGGCGCAGGCGATCCAGCTTGCCCGTCTCCACGGCGCGCGAGCCGCCGCCGACGAGCGTGTTGTCGATCATGCGCCCGGCGATCGCGCCGACCGCGCGGCCGATCACGACCGACGACAGGCCCAGGACCGAGCCGCCCACGGATGCGCCGACCGCGGCGCCCACGGCGGAAAGAACGATGGTGGCCATGTGCTACCCCCTTTCGGGAAACCTGAATGCGCCCACGATCCGGCGCCGCCACGGCGCGGAGAGCGAGCTTTCGACAACGCCGTGACCGGCGTAGGCGTGGATGAAGGTGGGCGCGGCTCCGGTGGCGGCGAGAATGCCCAGGTGCTTGGCCACCGCGCCGGCGCGCATGCGAAAAAGCACCACGTCGCCGGGGCGCGCGGCCTCGATGCGCAGCGCGACGAGGTGCGCGGTGGCGGCGCGCAGCAGGACCTCGTCGCGCGCGGGCTCGGACCAGTCGGCGGTGTAGGCCGGCACCGGGGCCGGCTCGTCACCGTGAAGCGCGCGCCAGACACCGCGCACGAGCCCGAGGCAATCCGCCCCCGCCCCCCGGCAGGAGGCCTGGTGGCGATAGGGCGTACCGAGCCAGGCGCGCGCCTCCGCGACGACCGCTTCGCCCCTCATTTGCCACCCCCGGTGGTATCCACCGTCGTGCCGGTGACGGGCACGGACAGCAGCCGATCCTCGCCCGGGACATGGGGGAAGCCGCGGAAGTTGACGATGTTGGCGAACCTGTCGCGGCAGGTTTCGACCCGCTTGTCGCACCCGGCCTCGATCCGCACCCGGTCGCCGGGGGCGAGCGGCGCGCGCAGCGCCTGCCACAGCTCCACCTGGCGCCCCTGCGCGCCCGGCGCGTCGTTCTTGATCACGCCCGTCAGCCCGGCCGCCTCCCCGTCGAGCACGCGCAGGCGCCCCTTGGCGAACCAGTGTTCCGGCTGTGCGATTTCGTCCTCGAGCGTCAGGCACACCTCGTCTTCCACACGCAGGACCGTGCAGGTCTCGGAAAACCCCGGCTGATCCAGGTCGACGCCGCAGCGCGTGTCACCCAGCACCGCGGAACAGGCGGACTGGTAGACCCGCCCCTGCGGCTGGTTCAGCGCCTCGGACAGCCCGAGGAGTTCCGCGCGAAACGCGCCGCCGGCCCGCGTGAGTTCGCCCAACGTGCCGCGAAACTGGAGCACGCGTTCGGCCGGGTCGGCCCAGTTGACCAGCCACGCCTCGACCTCGGCCCCGTCGAAGCGCCCGGCGCGGATGTCCGCCTCGCTCACCGCCGCGTCCGACAGCGCGCCCAGCGCCTCGCTGTTGTCGATGGCGAGCCCGGTGGTCTGCATGATGGCGTGGGCGGTGAGCCCGCTCTCGGCGCGGAAGGTCACGCCGTCGAAGGCGAGATCCCGGTCGTGGTCGGTGAACCCGCGCACCCAGCCGTCCCGGCGGCGCAGAAGCCAGCAGCGCGCCAGCGTGGTCAACCCGCCCTGGAGGTGGTCGAGGAATGCTTCGCTCATGTGCATCAGACCCGCACCTCCACCACCGGCACGTCGGGCACCTCGCCCGCCTGGAACGAGGCGACCGACGTCCGGATGCGATCCGTGTCGAACCGCACCGGCACGTCGAACTCGAAGCCCGCGCTCACGGCCGCGCCCACGGGCGGCGGCGCGGCGAAGGTGATCGTTCCGGAGGTCGTGTCGACTTCGTAATCGACGGTCTCGACCTGCGGCACACCGGCGATCGCGACCTTCACGCTGCCCGCGACGGGTTTCACGATCGGGCGCGCGTAGGTGCTCGTCCCCGAGGCATAGACCTTGACCAGCCGGAAGGCCTGCGTGACCCCGTCTCCATCCCCAAGCGGCTGGTCGAGCGGGTCGATCTCCTGCGACGGTTTCGTGGACTTGTAATCGGCCCAGTCCTTCCACCGGAACCCGTGAAGCTGCCCCCGCCGCGCCTCGAAGAAGGCGATCAGCGTCTCGATATCGTCGAGCGAGCGCATCCCGAGCCCCGCGTCGTAGCGCCGCCGCGAATGGGCCCAGGGGGTGTTGCGTTCCTCGAACCCGTTGGCCAGCGTCACCACCTCGGTGCGCCGCTCCGGCCCGCCGACCGAGCCGAAGCTCAGGGTGGGCGGGAATCTCACCTCGTGAAAGGACATGGGCTTCCTCCTCAGCTGTAGCGCGCGCCGCGCCCGAGGACACGGTTCACCTGCGCGGCAACCTGGCCCTGCGAGCGGCGGAAGCTTTCCGCGTCCGGCGTCGTGATGTTCATGACGATGGTGACCGGGCGCCCGCGCCCCTCGGCGCGCACGCCGAGCTTGCCGTCGGGTCCCCGGGTGAGCGGCATGATCGCCTCCGGCCCCGCCTCTCCCATGAGGCCCGTGGCCCCGCGCATGGGAAAGCTCACCGGCCCGTTCACCACGCCGCCATCGGCGAACGGCATCACCCGTCCCTGCGCGAAGGCTCCGCCATTGGCGTAGGGCAGGAAGGCGTTCATCACCGACCCCAGCCCCTGCCCGAGCAGCCCGCCCACGTGATCCACCATCGGCGAGACCGCCGCATCGTAGACGGTGTCGAGCATCGACCGGCCCAGCGCGCGCATCGCCTCCTCGGCGTTCATGGACCCGTGCACCAGGCCGTCGAGCGACCGGCGCAGCCCCCGCGTCATTCCCGAGGACAGGCCCGAGGCGTCGGTGCTCACCTTGTCGAAAGTGGCGCCCACCCGCGCGATCTCGGCGGTGAACTGCGCCGTGAGCGCGTTCGCGCCCTGAAGCGTGGCCTCGAGGGCCGCGACCTGGTCGTCGAACGCCTCGAGGCTGTCGAAATCATCCATCGTCATCTCCTGTCGTCGTGTCGGGAAAGGCGCGCGCGAGATCGTCGAGCCGCGCCCGGTCGAGCGCACCCGCCCCGTCGCGCCCCAGCATCAGCGTCAGTTCGGCCGGCGTGAGTGCCCAGAAGTCGCGCGGGGCAAGGCCCAGCCCGCGCATCCCCAGCCGCATGAGCCCCGGCCAGTCGAAACCGCTCACGCGCCCGCCTCCGGCAGGGTGAAGGCACGCACGACAAGCTGCCCGGCCACCCGGGCCGCCTCCATGGGGCCGCCGGCGATCTCGGCGCCGGCAAGGTCCACGCCCTCGTGACCGCCGCCACGCAACCCCGCCACCAGCACCGCGATCACGTCGCGTGCCGAGAAGCGGCCCGTTTCGAAGCGCCCCACGAGGTCCATCAGGCTGTCGGCCTCCAGCCGCGCCTCGAGCTCGGCCAGCGCGCCCAGCGTGAGCTTGAGCACCCGGCGCTCGCCATCCACGGTCAGCGCCACTTCTCCGGTCCAGGGATTGGCCATGATCAGAGCGCCGTGAAACCAAGCTCACCGGCCGAGGCCATCGACATCTCGAAGGTGGCCTCCCCGTTGTGGGTGCCGGCATACTCGATCGCGGTGATCATGAAGCGGCCCTGCAGGATGCCGAAATCAGGCACGATCACCTGGAACTCCGGCAACTCGCCGTCGAAGAAGATCTGGCGCGCACGCGCGTCGGTGGCTGCATCCTTGAAGATGCCCGAACCCGAGAGCGCGGCGGATTTGACGCCCGCGCCCCCCAGAAGCTCGCGCCACCCCCCGGCGCTGTCGAGCGAGGTGACATCCACGCTCTCGGCATTGAGGCTGAGCCGCGTCGCGCGCAGGCCCGCGAGGGTGGAAAAGTTGCCCGTGTCGTCCATGTCGAGCTTGATGAGAAGGTCTTTGCCGGTCTGTGCGGTCATGGCAGGTCTCCGTGATCTGGGGGGTTCAGCTGTCTTCGATCCGGGCGCGAAAGCGCAGGTCGATGCGCCGCATGTCGGCGTCCTGCACCCGGCGGGCCCGTGCGCGGTGGAAATCGAGCGACACGAGCGTGCCGCGGGCGAGCTTCAGAGGGGCATCGACCAGGGCATCCGACACGGCCACGGCGGCCTCCTTCGCGATGGAAAAGCCGCCCGCGTCGGAGATCACGCTCACGGTCACATCGTGGCGCGCGCCCATCCCGGTCATGTCGGAGGCGTCGCGCACGTCCTCGGGGCCAAGCGCGACATAGGTGCCGCCAGTGACCCCGGCGGGCACCGCGTCGAAGATCGCGTCTCCGACGAGCGCGGCCAGCGTCGGGTCGGCGGTGAGCGCCTCGTAGATCGCCTGTTGCAGGGCAAGCGCGGGTCCATAGCTCATGCCGACACCTCCTCGTGCGCGAAACAGGTCAGGTAGCGTCCTGCGCTGTCGGCCTCCGCCACCGCCAGAATGCGGAAGACCCGGACACCTGCGCGGAACCGCTGTTCGGGGCGCGGGCGCGACGGCGCGCCATGCGGCGCGGCGCGCACGGTGATCTTCCAGGGCACCCGCGAGGCCGTCGTCGCCTCGACCGCGCGTTCGCGCCCGGTGCCCGCCCTGAGCTCGGCCCAGTGTTCGCCCAGCGCGACCCAGGTGCGGCGGTGCCCCCCGGCCCCGTCCGCGATGTCCTCGGGCGCCTCCAGCGTCAGCTTGCGGTTCAGGTTCGGCCGTTTCATGCGCGCCCTCCCCCGAAAAGCCGCAGGTCGCGGTAGGTTTCGGTCAGGGCCGCCACGCTGTCGGGGAGCTTCGACGACCCCGGCATCGCGCGCGCCTCGTAATACTGCGCAGCCAGCAGGAACACGGCATGGGCCAGGTCCGCGGGCACGTCTTCCCAGCCGGACGCGAAGCCGGCCTCGAAGACCATCTCCGCACGCCCGTTCACCGGGATCTGCGGCAGGCAGAAGCCGGTCGACACGATCCGCGGACGATGGGTGTCGGGGATCAGCGTGTAGCGGGCCGGGTCGATCGCCTCGGTCACGCCCAGCCGGTCGACGATGGTGAGCGACGTGACCGCCGTCACCGGCGCGATCGGCAGGACCTGCGCCGACAGGTCGCGCCAGGCCCCCACGCTCCACTGGAACCCGCGGGCGAGGATCGCCTTGGACGTGCGCGCCTCGATTGCGGCAATGGCGGCACGCAGATGGGCCTCCAGCACGCCGTCCTGCACGTCGTCGTCGGCAAACCCCGTGCCGAGCCGCAGGTGGTCCTTGAACGCCTGGACCGGCAGGACACCGCTGGCGATCGTCGTCTGCTCGACTAACATCATGGATCAACTCCGAAATTCCGGCCCCTCGCGTACCTGGTGCGGGCGCGCGCCTCCCCAGTCGCCCGGACGGGAGGGGACACAACCAAGCGACACCGGGACACGGCGCGCACCCGTCGCCGCGCCGGCCCGGGGGCCGGCACGACATCCCGCTCGATCAGGAGATCGAGAACTTCAGAAGCTTGATCGCCGCGAAATCGCTCACGTCGCCGCCGACGCGCTTGGTCGCGTAGAACAGCACGTGCGGCTTGGCCGAGAACGGGTCGCGCAGGATGCGGGTGTCGGGGCGTTCGGCCACGGTGTAGCCCGCCTGGAAATCCCCGAAGGCCACGGGGGTGGTGCCCGAGCCGATATCCGGCATGTCCTCGACGATGAGCACCGGGTAACCCGCAAGCCGCGCGGGCGTGTCCGCGGTCAGCCCGTCGGACCACAGGAAGCGTCCGTCGGCGTCCTTGAGTTTGCGCATGGCCCCCGCAGTGCGCGAGTTCATCACGAAGCTCGCGCCGGCGCGGTACTCGGCATCGAGCGCGTAGACCAGGTCGAACAGGCAGTCGACCGGGTTCAGCGCGTCGAAATCGCCGTCCGCGCCGGTGGGCACGTAGCCGATGTTGCCCCAGCTCCAACTCGCGTCCGCGACCGCCGGATGGGTGAGGAACCCCGTGGGCTTGTCGACCCCGTCGCCCGACACGAAGGCGGCGGCCTCGGCCCGGGCGAACTTGTCGGCGATCCGGCCCGCGAGCCAGCTTTCGATGTCGAAGGCGGCATCGTCCAGCAGGCGTTGCGACGCCTTGGGCAGCGCCGACAGCTCATGCAGCGGGATGGTGATCCGCTCGATTGTCGGGGTGGCCGTTTCGGTCGCCGGATCGGTCTCGGTCGCCCAGCCGGAGCCAAGGTCCCCGTGGTCGATCAGCACATCGTAGGAGGTCGCCTCCACGTTCACCACGTTGGCCACGGCCCGGAGCGACGCGTTGGAGCGCAGCACGCTCTGGATCACGTCCGCCGTCTTGGGATCGACCAGGTAGCCCCCGTCACCGGCGACGGCCGTGGAGAGGCTCTTTTCCTCGATGACGATGCCGCGCAGGGCGTCTTCGTCGCCCGAGCGCAGGTAGGCCTCGAATGCCTTCTGGTGCGGGGCTTCGGGGTCCGCGGTGGTGGCCAGCGCCGGGCGCGCCGGCGAAAGGGATTTACGATCCAGCATGGTCAGTCGCTCTTCCTGTTGTTGAAGTCGGGAATAAATTTCGTCGTTGAACGAATTGATATCGCTCACGAAACGGGTCAGGGCGGATTTGACCTCCGCGGTGGGATCCGCACCCGCGGGCGCGTCCGACGGCCCATGAGCCTTGGTCTCTTTCGTCATCACGTGATCCTTTTCATCAGAGGGTCGGATCGCCGCCCGAACCGTGCCGGGGCAGCATCAGGCGGGCATCCTCGATGATGCGCGCCAACTGGCGGAACCCGGTCGCCGCGGGCCCGTCGCCCTTGGCCCCGATCCGCGCACTGGGCAGCATGGGAAAGGTCACGAGCGACACCTCCCACAGTTCCAGTTCCTGCAAGAGCCGCCGGCCCTTGTCGGTCTTCGTGGCGCGCAGGGTCCGATACCCGATCGACAGCCCGTCGATGGCCCCGGCCCGGATCAGCCGCGCGGCCTCGCGCCCTGTTTCCACGTCGGTGAGGATCCGGCCCTTCACGTAAAGCCCGCGCGCATCCTCGCGCACCTCGTCCCACACACCGATGGGCCGGACCGGGTCGTGCTGCCACAGCATCTTCACCCGCCCCCCGTTCGCCACCAGCGCCGCGAGGCTCCTGGCATAGGCCCCCGGGGCGACCACGTCGCCGCCGCGATCGGGCTTGCCGAACAAGCTGGCGTAACCGGCGATCTCGATCCCGTCGTCGACGGTGCGCGTGTCTCCGATCGCCGCGAACTTGTGTTCGAGCCCGGTGAGCGTGCGATCCTCATCCATTCTGCGTCTCCTCGGTGTCGGGGGTCAGGGGCGGCAGGCCCAGAAGGGCGCGCTTCTCGTCGTCGGTCAGGAAATCGGCCGCGGTGACGCGCGCCCATTGCTGGTCGCGCTCGGCGGCAAGCGCGGGCACCTGGTCCAGGTCGGGCTTCAGCGTGACCGTCTCGCCGGCGAACCCGGACAGCCAATGCGCCAGCGTCGCCGCGACCCGGCTGGCCAGCGGCAGCACCGTCAGGCGATAGAACGCGCGGTTGGCCTCCTGGTAATTCGCGTAGGTCGCGTCCCCCGGGATGCCCAGAAGCATCGGCGGCACGCCGAAAGCCGTCGCGATCTCGCGCGCCGCGGCCTCCTTGGTTTTCTGGAACTCCATGTCCGAGGGCGAGAACCCCATCGGCTTCCAGTCGAGCCCGCCCTCGAGCAGCATCGGCCGGCCCGCGTTGCGCGCGCCCACGTGATGCGCCTCCATCTCGTTCAGCAGCCGGTCGTACTGGTCGCGCGTCAGCGTGCCCTGCCCCTCGCCACCGGAATAGACGATCGCGCCCGAGGGCCGCGCGGCATTGTCCAGCAGCGCCTTCGACCAGGCCGTCGCGGCGCTGTGAACGTCGAGCGCGGTGGCCGCCGCCTGCATCGGCGAAAGACCGTAGTGGTCGTCCTGCGGATGGAAGGTGCGCACGTGGCAGATGGGCGACAGCCCCTCGCCGACATGGAAGCGGTGGCGTTTCGCCCCCACGGTGTAGTCATAGGCCACCGGCCACCCGTCCGGGCCCGGCACCAGGCTCATCCGATCCGAGCGCAGGACGTGCAGTTCCAGCGGCACGCCGGCGTCGCCCCCCACCGCCTCGACATAGCCATTGCCGGACAGGAGCACCTGGCCGAAGAGCGCCTCGAACAGGTCGGCCCGCCCCTGCGCCGGGTTGGGACGCGTGACGAGGTCGAGGATCGGATGCGCGTCGAAGCGCTGGCGGCTGTCCTGGAGCACCAGCGGCAGGGCCGCCGCGGCCTCGGCGATGAGCTTCACGGCCCTGAACCCCACCGGGTTCGCGGCGAAGCCGTTGCGCGTCAGGTTGACCGTGTCGCGCGGCCCCCAGACCACGCGGCCGGACCCGCGGTAGGCGATCACCGGACCGGTCGCCGAGCTCTTGGTCTCGTCGGCCGTGTCGCTCGCGCGTTTCAGGAAATCCAGTACCGCCATTCTGTCACGCTCCTCGTGTGTCACCGGGGAAACCCGGCCGCCTGTCCCGTGTCCGCACGCCGGGGCGCACGAAAGGCACGGTCGGTTTTTCGATTTCGGATCAGCGCCTTGCCTTCGGGCGCCGCCGGTCATCTCCGACGCTTTGCACCCTCGCAGGCAGGGTTAAATTTTCGTTTAAGGCAGCGTACGCACCTGCGGACGCCGAATGTCGCGGGCCGGCAGGATCATCAGGTCGTGGATCGCCCAGACCAGCGCGTCGAGCCTGTCGGGGCTGCCCGCCCCCTCGTAGCCGCGGATCGTCATCTGGCACATCTGGTCCTCCAGCGCGCCCAGGCCCCGCAGGTGCGACACGCGGCCCTGCTCGTAGAGCGCCGCCACCGGTTCGGCCCGCGCGGCCTTGCCCTTCGCTGCGCGCACGGCGCGGTAGGGCGCCAGCGCGTCGATCTGTCGGATCACGCTCTCCACCAGGTCGCCGCCCTGGTTCACCTCGGCCACCAGCCGGTCGGCCCCGTGCCGGGCGACCGCGTCCAGCGCGGCGCGCGCCCAGTCGGTGGGCTTGGCGGCCGAAACGCTCGCGTCCTCCAGCACCACCGCGCGCCATTGCGCCGGGGGGCCCTCGGTCAGCGCGCCCGCAACCACGATCCCGCATTCATCCGATCCCGCGCGCCCCGTCACCGGCGGGTCGACCGCCACGACGACGCGCGTGAACGCAGGCGGCGCGTCGGTGCGCACGGCCTCCAGCCCCGCGGTGGTCCAGAGCGCCCCCTCCCGGTCCTCCAGCAGCAACCCCTCGAGCTCCTGGCGCCCGGTCCGCGTACCGCCGTAGCGCGCCTCCACCCCCTCGAGAAACCCGGGGGCGAGGTTCGCCCGGTTGGCCGCCGTCGCCGCGTGCGTCGACACCGTGGAGCGCGCACCCAGGATGGTGCGCAGGATCGCCACGTCTCGCGGCGTGGTCGTCACCACCTGGCGCGGATCGTCGCCCAGCCGCAGCGCGAACTGCAGCATGTCCCAGGCCACGTCGGCCTTCTTCCACTTTGCCAGCTCGTCCACCCAGGCCGCATCGAACTGCGGCCCGCGCAACGCTTCGGGCTCGGAGGCCGAAAAAGTCTGCGCCTCGGCCCCGTTGGGCCAGACCAGCCGCCGGCGGGTGGCCAGCCATTCGGGCCTTCGGTCGGGCGGCGAGCACGCGAGAATGCCGCTTTCGCCGAACACCATCACGTCGCGCGCCTGGTCGTAGGTCTCGGCCACCAGCGCGACGCGCCGGGACCGCCCGGGATCAGAGGGCCGCGCGCCCTCGACACGGCCCCGGACCCACTCGGCGCCTGCACGCGTCTTGCCCGCGCCGCGCCCGCCGAGGATCACCCAGCTGCGCCACGCGCCCTCCGGCGGAAGCTGATGGTCCAGCGCCCAGAACTCGAACAAGAAGGGCAAAGCCGCCAACGTCACGTCGTCGAGGCCCCGCAGGACCTCAGTCCGGGTCGCTTTCGGCAGCGAGGCGATCCAACCGGCATTCAA